CAAGGTCTACGATTTTAGGAGACAATGCAATATTAGGAAACTCACCGCTGAGCTTTGGCACAGTACCGATTGTATCAGTTCCATTAATGCCGACTGATTATGCAAGTGGAGCAACTGGATTGGAATTATACGGTTCAGGAGACTATACTGATGTAATATTAACTCATAAAGATAATTTCATAATCGGGTTGCAAAGAGATTTGAAACTTGAATCTCAGAGAGTACCGGAAGATGAAGCACAAAGAGTATTTTATTCAATGCGAATGGATCTAAATATTGAAAACCCAAATGCTGCAGTAATAATGCACGATTTAACTCATTCGTGATAGGAGATAAATTATGAAATTTACAATAACGAATTTCGGGCAATCTCGAACAATTATGGTTAAAGGAACTGGTTATTATTTAACAGGCAGAGGCGGTGTGCTTAAAACTAATAACGAAGAATTTGCAGAAGTAGCCGCAACCTATCCTGGAATAGACGTGGAATCAGAGAAAGAAGAAACGAAACCTATTAAAGTGGAAAAGATAATTGAGAAAAAACCAATTGAAGTTAAGCCACTTGAAAAAGTAAAGAAAATTAAAAAGACAAGGAGTAAAAAATGAGTTCACAAAATCTTTCGACTATAGATAGAGATATTTGTCAACCAATAAGTAGATTAATAGATGACGCTTTTAGTGATGGATATGTTGCAACAGGCAGTGCTACTTATATTGTCCCACAAACTGGAACAGCTGCAGCAATAACAGGTCATTCGACTGTGGTTACTGCTACCGAGATTACAGCTACAACTTATTTAAAAGGTGTTTTAGGTAGTGTTGCAGTTACTGGAACGCTTAATGGAAGTAATGTTCACGTTACAGGCTTGCACGGTCAGGTATATGGAGCAGGAACGTATACAGAAGTATCACATATTTCTGCTATATGGGCTGATAGTCAATTAAGTGCAGCACCAACTGCTGGGGAATATGAATTATTTCGTGGTGCTAATAATGGAAGTGGAATTGTAGGGCAAATGATATATCTTTGGGGTGGAGCAGATTATTTCCTTAAAGCAGCAGGTAGACGAACAACTGGCGGTGATATGTGGTATAATCCTACAGAGGATCAAGCTACAACTTCAAGGGGATGGCTAAAAGTTAATGTAGATGGAGACGATAGATATATTGCTCTTTATGTTGGAGCATAATAAATAAAAGGGGGAATAAATGAAATTAGATGTATCTGAAAGGATTAATCTATTATCTATTCTTCCACAGGAAGGTTCATTTTTAACCTTAAAAATTGTTAGGGAATTAAGGGAAAATCTGAGTTTTACTGAGGAAGAACACAAGAAATTTCAATTTAAGAATCTATCTGATAATAGAATAAGTTGGAATACAAAGGAAGCTAAAGAGAATAATATAGAGATAGGTAAGAAAGCCGAATCTATTATTAGGGAAAAGTTAGAAGAATTGGATGAACAGAAGAAATTAAAAAATGAGCACTTTACGCTGTATGAAAAATTTGTTGGGAGATAGAAACAATGGCAATCACAGGTAACTATATCACTGAATCTGATGTAACAAATTTTACAACTGAAACTGATACTGAAAAGCAAGACATAATTGATAGAATAGAAGAAATGGTTGAAAGAATTACCAAAGACTATTTCTATCCCAAATCTTTTGATATTAGGACAAGCGGGAATGGTAAAAATTGGTTATCTCTTTCATTTCGGCAAAAAGTAATTAGTATATCCACACTTGAAGTTTTTGATATTTCTATTGCAAGTTCCGAATGGAGTTACGATGAAGATTCAATATACTTATCCACATTAGCAACTGAACTTTATTATTCCGAATACAATATTTCAAAGTTGTTTCCAGATGGTAATAATAATGTTCATTTAATAGGCGAAATTGGTTGGGCTCAAAAACTGGACATAAAAACTGTTGTTGGAACTTTTGAGAAAGGTGAAACTATCACAGGTGGGACAAGCGAAGCAACTGCAATTATCAAAGAAGTTGCTGCAACGTATCTTAAAATAGCTGGAAGAAGCACGACTAATTTTATTAATGCTGAAACTATTACAGGCGAAGATTCAGAAGCAACGGCGGTTGTTGATAATGTAAGTGGTGCTATTAATGATCCTCCAAAAGCAATAAAACAGGCGTGTGTAATACTTGCTGAATATGAAGTAGATTCCACATCACATGATGGATATTCAAATTTTAAATCAGTGAAACTTGGTGATTATTCATATACAAGAGCCGATAACAAATACCAAACTGGCGTTAATGAAGCAGACAGATTTTTAATGCCATACATAAATAAAAGAGTAACATTGTCATGCTAAAAAAACTGATATGGAATGGTGATAAAGTCCTTCTTGATGTGAAAGTAAAATCAGGTAAAAATCTTGAAGAGGCTTGCCAATTTCTTGAACGTAAAATCAAAAAATCTCTGACAAGCAAGGGATCGGGAATTAAATGGTCTGGACAAAGTTATCCTTCAAGTGCTCCTGGTGAACCGCCTGCAACACAAACAGGAACATTGCTCAGGAGTATTACAAGCGAGACAGATAAATCAAAATTGATTGGAAGGGTTGGAACGAATTTGGAATATGGATTGGCTCTTGAAATTGGAACTAATAATATCAAACCGAGACCATATCTTCGTAACAATTTTGAAAATAATAAAAAAGAAATAGCGGAGATAATAAGTGGTTGACTTACTTAAAGCAATTATGGATAAATACGACGGAGATACAGATCTCAAAGCTGCACTTTCAGGTGGATTATATCATCTTGAAGCGAAGCAAGGGGTAACTTTCCCATATGGTGTATTTTATATTGTTTCGGATGTGCCAAATTGGACATTCACATCAAATATGGAAGAGGTTGTTATTCATTTTAATCTATTTTCAAAAGCAAATAGTGTTACGGAAATAGGTGATTTATTTACAAAACTCAAAACGTGCTTTGATTGGTGCACACTTGATATTTCTAATTATCATTCGATATATATGAAGCGAGAACTTTCCGAACTTTTGAAAGTAGAAAATGTTTTTCAATATGCAATTAGCTATCGTGTAGAAATTCAGGAAATATGAGAATGAAAAAATTAAATAATATTTTAGAAAAATTAAATTAGGAGACAAAAATGGCAAAATTATCAGGCAAGAATGGAAAAGTAGATATTGCTGGAACGGTCAATGGAGTAAAGTCTTGGAGTTGTGACTATACTGGCGAGGATCTTAACACAACAGATTTCGGAGATAGTGGACATGAAACTCATATAATAGGAACTGATGGTTGGGGTGGATCATTTGAAGGAAACTTTAATCAGGAAGCATTAGAAGCACTGGGTGCATGCACAATTAAATTATATGTAAATGCAAGCAAATGGATAGAAGGTCCTGCAGTGGTTTTAGGTTGGCATTTAGGAGCTCCGATTGATGGACTTGTGACAGTTGCCTATGATTATATAGGTAATGGAGCTCTTGTCTTAACAAATCTGGTATAAGGAGGGCTTTTAAATGAATGAAATTTCAGGGAAAGTTGGAGCTATATATATGTCCTCTGGTGCTGGCACGAATGAATCAGATGAAACGGTTACGCTTGCTATAACAACGGGTATAGCAGATGATGTTGTGCAATATCCGAATATAATAGTTAACGCATTATATACAGATGATGGCGAAGGTAATGCAGATGCATTAATTGGTGAGGAACTTTACACTTGGACAGTTAAAGGATTAATTACGTGCGTTTCGGAAGCAGGTAATAGTGTCCACGTTGATTATACATATTACACAGTTGAACAAGTAGGTGGTTTTTTCAATTGGTCACTTGACCATACTGGTGAGGCTCTTAAAACGACAGATTTTGGAGATAATGGACACGATACTTACATCATAGGAACTGATGGTTGGAGTGGTTCAGCTGATAGGCATTTTGTAACAACTTTGGATATGGCTTCTTATGTAGGGAGTAAATATATTATACGATTCTATATGAAGGCAACCGACACTAAATATCGATATGAAGGCTGGGCTTATGTTACAGGAATACACTTTACAACTCCAGTTGATGGATTGGTAGCAGATCCGATTGACTTTCAAGGTATAGACCAAATAAATTATGAAACAGGATAAATAAAAAGAGGAGTAAAAAATGAGTGATAATATAAGTGATATGACTGATGCCGGATTGGAATTGGAAATTTCTGGTAAAAAATATAAATTATCTAAATTATCAATAGATGATTTTGCTGCATTTGAAATGTATTTGCGTTCTGAAAGAGTTGCAAATTTTCTTAGAGTATCAAAAGAAATAAATATAACTGATAGATCTAAAATGATAGATGCTATTTTTTCAAGTAAAATTGATCCAAGCGAATTCGAGACAATTAGTGCAAGTAGATTTTTTATCTGGCGGTCATTACAAAAAAACCATCCGGAAATTAAACTTGAAGAAATGGGTAGTGTGATAAATATGGATAATCTTACAGAATTACAGAAAATTGTAGATAGGATAAGTGGCTCGGGAAACCCCAAGAAGGGGAAGGCAAAAAAGGCAAAGTAATTTCGTGGGAATTGTCTTTCCCGTTACTTACAAAATATTACGGTTTATCGCCGAAGGAAATCGGATCAATGACATTATATCAATTCAATAATTACTTTAAAGCAATCTCAAAAATTGATAAAATGGGCATGGGTGAATCTTCCAAAACATCTGATAAAGAACTTCTTACAATGGCAAAGAAACTTGGCTTAAAATTACCGCAGAAACGTTAATTAAATAAATTAGGAGACAGCTATTAATTTAGGAACGGCATATCTGGAATTACAGGCTGATGCAGAGGGTCTATCGACTTCTTTAAAAACTGCAGAAGGTAAGGTTAGAAAATCTACCTCAAAAATGCAGGCTGCTATTAATAAGATAGATTTTAAGAAAGTCGGGCGTGGTTTTACAATAGCGGGTGCAGCAATATCTGCAGCATTTGCTAAAACATTTATTGATTTTACAGCCTATGAAACGAAATTAGTTGATATGGCAAAAGTTACTGATGAACCCTTTGACAAAATAGAAGCAAAA